GTAGTCAAGAGCGCCCAAGGGGTGGTCGCTGTGTGAACTGCGGGGCTCTGGTCCCCAGCGTAGACGAGATGTACCGATGAGGAACATGCGGCCGCGACAAGGTGTAATCAAATGTTGCCGCTAGTCGTCTATATCGGTTGGGACGAGCACGAAGCCATCGCGGCGGATGTGTTGGCCTACAGCATCAAACGCCGGGCCTCGATCCCCGTGGATGTGCGCTTGCTCAAGACGCACGAGGTGCCCATCTACACGCGCCCGCGTCATCCCAATCAGTCAACAGCGTTCAGCTTCTCGCGGTTCCTGGTGCCCTATCTCTGCCAGTATGAAGGGCGGGCGCTGTTCCTCGACTGCGACATGCTGATGTTGGCGGACGTGGCCGATCTCCTGCGCGAGGCCGACCCCGATCGCGCGGTGTCGGTCTGCCAGCACGACTACATGCCACAGACCACAACCAAGTTCCTCAACCAGCCGCAGACGCCCTACCCGCGGAAAAACTGGTCGAGTGTCATGCTGTTCGACAACGCGCAGTGCCGGGCGCTCACTCCCTACCGCGTGAACACGGCCGATCCGGCGTGGCTCCATCAACTCCAGTGGGTCCATGACTCGCAGATTGGGTCACTGCCGCTGGAGTGGAACTGGCTGGTCGGGGAATACGCGCCGAACGACGCCGCGAAGAACCTGCACTGGACCATCGGCGGCCCGTGGTTCGAGCCGTATCGGGACGCCGACCACGCCGACCTGTGGCGCGACGAATACGCCAGCCTGAGAGGGATGGTGCGCCGATGATCGGGCGCTATCCCTTCGGCGGGGCAACCTTTGGTCGGGCGCCGACCCTCGTGTCGTCCGTGCTCGTGTATGTGACGAGGTTGTTCACGTTCCGTCGCGGGGGTCGCACGAAACTGGCCGCCAAAGCGAAGGTCGCGTCGTAATGGAGTGACACATGCAGTATTATCTTCGGCAGTCTACGGCATCGCAGTCTCGCTCGCTTGGCCCGTTTGTAGACGACACGGACGGAAAGACGCCTGAAACCGCCCTAACCATTGCCAACACCGACATCAAGATTATGATGAACGGGGGCGCGAGTTCGGATAAGAACTCTGGGGGCGGCACGCATCGCGTCAATGGACTGTATGGCGTGACGTTCGATGCGACGGACACGGCCACGGTTGGCGAGATGGTGGTCTCTGTGCTCGTCTCTGGGGCACGGCTCGTGTCTCACGCCTTTACAGTGCTGGAGGAGGCCGTCTACGATGCGCTGTTCGCGGCCTCGGCCCCCGGCTACGTCGCCAATGCGCCCGTGAACGTGGCGCAGGTGAGTGGCGATGCCGCGGCGGCCGACAACCTAGAAGCGATTCTGGATGGCACCGGGGCCGGCATGTCGCTCACGTCGTTGGCAATCGTCAACCCAAGCGATACGGCCGTGTTCATTGCCGGGGGAGGTGCGAGCGGCTACGGCATCGCCGCCTTTGGGTCCGGCACCGGGGCAGGCATCGCGGGCGTGGGTGGCGCCACGGGGCCCGGTGTGACAGCGCTGGGCGATGGAGGGTCGCCAGGATTCCAGGCCCAGGCGACAGACGGGAACGCGCATGGCGCGGCGTTCTATGGCCTTGGTGCCGGATCGGGGATCTCTGCCAACGGAGGCACGGACGGGCACGGCATCGTCGGCGTGGGCGGCACCAACACGACGCCCACGGGTACGCACGGCATCTACGGCCAGGCGGGCAGCAACAATGGGACCGGCATCCGTGGACAGGGCACGATCAGCGGCGGCGATGGCAATTCCATCGGCATCGGCGGCGTCGGGAGCGCGCAAGGCGGCGATGGCATCAAGGGGGCATCGCTCGTGACGGGCTACGCCGGTATCAAGGGCGCTGGCACGGGCAACGGGCCGGGGCTCCACGCGATCGGCGGGCCGACTGGTCCCGCGATGTATCTTGAAGGCGGCGCGACCAGCGGCGCTGGGCTCGCGGTCACGACGACGAACGGGCATGGTATCTCGTTCCCGTCGATTGGCGGTAGCGGCACGGAAGGTATCGAAGGGGTGAGCGATAACGTCTCGACCATCCCAGCCGATGTCCTATCAGCGGCGGCGACCACGCCCATTGCGTCCAATGTCAAGAAAATCAATGACGCCACGCTGATAGGGGATGGTGGCGCCACGCCGTGGGGGCCGGCGTAAGGGTCGACAACGATGGGCACCAGCTGGACAACGGGGGCCTGGGCGGCGTCGGTGTGGGCCACCGGGACATGGGCCGACCTATCGCCGACGTTGCTGGTTGACGATGATGTGACTACGGCTTTCGCGCAGTTCCTAAAAACGCTCTCTGGGGATGTCACAACAGATATGCGTGACACGCTCTACGACTATTACAACACGATGCCGAGTGATGCGACTGTGCTGTTGGCGCGTTTACTTAGGCGGTCGTCGTAATGCCCGCATGGACGTGTCAGCAGTCGGGCGCGTGTTGCCGAGCCGCCGATGCCGTCGTCATGACGCGCGGGGAACTGGCCGCGGTGCAAGCCGTGGACGCCCGACCGGTGGCGATCATTGAGACGGGCGACGGACGGGTGGAGGTGGCGAACCTCCACGGCCGCGGATGCCCGTATTACGACCACGGTTGTCAGGTGTATCCGGTGAGGCCCGGGGTGTGTCGATCGTTCGGGTGTTTCCGACGCCCCGGCGAGGCCTACCACGACGGTATCATGCGGCAGCGGATGGCGCAGTCGGCCGGCGTGCGTCGAGCGGCCCTCGATCTCTGGGATGAGGCCGAGGCGTGGACGAAGGCCCATCCGTGATTGAGACGTCACACGCGACGTGCTGCTGGTGCCATCAACCGCTCAAGCGTGTCGATCACGGTCCGTGGTGGTGCCTCACCGATGCCTGCTATGCCCGACTCCAAGGGTGGGCGGTGGCGCGGCAGATTGTGGAGGGACGGTCGAAGCGGCTGGAATGGCTGTATGTCCCCACGCCACCGCAGGCGATGTTCCACGACATCCGGATGACGCCGGAGCTTGAGGCGTCGATCCCGCCGCGCGCGGACGGACGGCCTCGGCGTCCCCGCATCAACCGCATGTATGGCGGCGCGGCCGGCCCTGGCAAGAGCACGGCGGAACGATGGGATCTCTACCGCAAGGCCCAGCTGATTCCTGGGTTCCACGGGGCGATTCTGCGCCGCACGAATCCGGAACTCGAAAAGACGCATCTGCGGGCGTTCGAGCAGGACGCCGACAAGATCGGCGCGCAATTCATCACGTCGAAGAATATCTTGAAGTGGCCGAACGGGTCACTGGTGGAGTGCGGACACTGCGAGGATGACCGGGCGGTCCAAAAGTGGCTGTCCACGGAATACGACCAAATCGGCATTGACGAAGGCTCGACGTTTGAGCCGCACATGCTACTGGAAATCTCCACCCGCGCCCGCACCACGAAACCGGCCGTGAAGGCGGCCGGCGGCCCATGGTTTGACGTGGTGACGAACCCCGGCGGGCCGTCGTGGGCGCTCCTGCGCGACCTGTTCGTGTCGCACTCGCCCGATTACGACCTGTATCCGCAGTTGCGCGGGCGGTATTTCCCGCAGTTGTGGGTCTATTCCAAAGCCCTGCTCGACAGCAACCCCTATCTGGAAGCGTCCTACGAGGACGATCTGGCCGTGCTGTCCGAGGCGCGGTATCGGCAGCTCCGCTACGGGGAAGAATACGTGACCGAAGGGGCGTTTTTCTCGGAATGGCGGGAAACCGTCGACGGGAAGCCGTGGCACGTCCGCGACGTCGATACGTCCGGGGCGCAGTGGTTCGCGTCAATGGATTGGGGCTATAATTCGCCGGGCGTGGTGCTGTGGTGGGCCGTGCTTCCGGACGGGTATTACCACATCGCCTATGAATGGAAGTTCCGCGAGCAGACGGCGGACGAGGTGGCGACTCGCATTACGGAGATCACGCGGTTCCTGGGGATTGAACGGCTGCAATACATTGCCTGCGACCCGGCCATGAAGGGCCGGACAGGGGCCGGCAAGGGCGAGTCCATCTTCGAGACGCTACTACGCCGTCGGCTCCCGATGCGGGCGTCAGATAACGACCGATTCAACGGTTGGGCGCGTGTCCATCAATTCCTCCGGGAAAGCCCGCAGGGGCGGCCGTGGTTGACCGTGGCGCCGATATGCGGCTATGGGCGTCGGACGATGCCGGCGCTCCTGCAGGACCGGAACAACCCGGACGACCTGGATACGACCAAGGACGACCACTGGGCGGACGCGCTGCGCTACGGGGCGATGGCCCGCCCGGCCCCGTTCCGTATGGAGCAGGCCGAGGGGCCGCCGCCGTTCCTCTCGCTCGCGGCGGCGAGGCTCCGCGAACAGCGGCCACGGGGGGTGCTGGCATGATCCCAAGCGACATCATGAACCGCGCGCATGACGCCCTAGAACGCGCGGCGCATCCGCCGCAGCTGTATCAGGCGAGAGCCGAAACCCGCGTGGCCATCGAGCGGGACTACCGCGCCATCGAGGGGCACCTCCGCTGCATCCTCGCGTGGCTGAGGCGGATCGAGTCCGTCACACTGCGAGATAACTCAAAGTAATACTGTAATAGATTGTAATAAGCGCGGTTGACGTCTATAAGCCGCGCTGATACCGTGTCCCTGTCTTGTACAAGGACACCCAGCCTCTTTCCGACGACGATCTGTCCGCATGGCGTCAAGCTATTGACGCTGCGAGGCGGTCGAGGGATGCCGCCAGCGAACGCTACGGCTGGCAGGCGAATATCGACCGCTACGCCCCCGCGGACCTCAGGGACACGGAAGGGCACGTCAACATCGGCGCGGATTTTTCCGACGTCGAACGCAAGAAAGCGGCGCTCCTCTTCACCACGCCGGACATTGCGCTGGTGTGCGACGAGCCGGATCAGCCGCTCGCTCCGCCGCAGCCGGCTGTGCCCGGCCAGCCGCCGCCTCCCCCGCCTCCAACCCTCGGCAGTCTGACGATGGTGCACCAGCAGCTCTTGAACGAGCTCTTGGGCGAAGCGCACCTCAACGTCAAGGCCACGGCGCTGAAGTCCGTGCTCGACGTGCTGCTGCCGGCTGGCGTCGGGCCGGTCCATGTGGGCTACCGAGCGGTGACGCAGACGGTGGCCGTCGACACGCTGGATCCGATGACGGGCGAGCCGGTCTCGACCGAGGCCCCCGTGCCGATTCACGAGGAATTTTTCGTGAGTCGCATCAGCCCGAAGGCGCTCCTGCTCCCGAAGGAGTTTCGGGATACGGACATTCGCCAGGCCGCGTGGGTGGGCTACGAGTTCACCATGCCCGTTTCCCAGGTGCGGGCGGAATACGGCATTCCCGAGGATGTGGACCTCCCCACAGGCGATGAGGTGCCGGCCTTCAATGAGGACCGGCAGGACGGGCGCGGCGGCGCCGTCGATCCGCCCGTGCGCGGCTGCTACATCGAATACCGTGGGATGCTCTACGGCAAGAGCGCCCACCCGAAGGCCGTGTGGTGCCTGGTGCTGCTCGACGGGATGGACGCGCCGATCAAACATGGCCCGTCCCCACACCAAACCATTGACGAGAATGGCCGACTGACGCCGGACAGCGTGCCGGATTTCTCTATTCTGCCGCTGTGGATTCGGGATTTGCCGGACAGCGCGTGGGTGCCGTCCGACTGCACCATCACGGCGCCGCTGACGCGGGAAATCAATAAGTATCGGACGCAGAACATCACGCAGCGCGACAGCGCCAAGCAGGTGATGCTCTATGACTCCGAGGCCCTGTCGCCCGAAACGATCCAAAAGATTGAACGCGGCGAGATCAACACGTTTATCCCGGTCAAAGGGGGCGTGCTGGCGCAGGGGGCCGCGTCGATCATGGCGCAGGTCGGCACGGCGTCTCTCGGACGGGAATCCTATCTCGGGCAGGACTACATCCAGTCTGACCGAGAAAAGGTGCTCGGGATCGCCGCCAACCAGACGGGTTCGACCAGCGGGCGGAAGACGACGGCCACTGAGGCGTCGATTGTCAGCAAGAACACCGAAGCCCGCTTCAATCAGGAGCAGGACCGCGTGCGCGCCTGGCTGGTGAGCGTCGTGCGCGTGCTGGACGGGCTCGTGCTGCGGTATGGCGATGTCGCGCTGGCGACGAAGCTCCTCGGCCCGCGCAAGGGCCAGCTATGGGGGCAGTTCAAGGGGGCGCTGGCCGGGGGCTACCGCTACGACGTGCAGACGGACAGCGGCAAGTATCTCGACGCCGAGGCGCAGCGCCGACAGTTGCTCCAGTTCTACCAGATGGTCCGGCAGGACCCGCTCGTCAACCCTACGCCGATTATCAAGAAACTCATCGCCGCGTGGGGCGTGGACCCGGCGGAGGGGCTGGCCCAGCCGAAGCCGCCGCAGCCGCCCCCGCCGCAGGTCGGCGTGAGCTTCAAGGGCGAAGACTTCAATCCGCTGAACCCACAGTTCGACCTCGTGGTGAAGATGGCGCAGCAGGGCGGGTGGCAGATCACGCCCGAGGACATCGCGAACGCGAAGGCGAACGCGCAGCAGCAGCAGGCCGCGCAGATGATCGCCGGGCTCGTGGCCCCGGCGAACGGGCCGACGACGCCTGGTAAGCCATCGCCGTCCACGAAGCACGGCGGCCCGGCCACGCAACAGATGCCCATCTCCAAGCGGCAGATGGATGAAACCGGCGGCATCAACAACGGGCCTGGAGGAGTGCAGTGAGCGAGACCTGCCCCACATGCGGCATGGCAATCGTGGTGGGAGACTACCCGTTCTGTCCTCACGGACGAGCGGCCACGTCGGTGATTGGCGATGACGTGCCGGGGGGATTCGTGGTCGAGAACGGCTTCGATCAGCCCACGCGGTTTTTCAGCAAGTCCGAACACCGGAAGGCGCTCGACGCCAAGGGGCTCATGATCAAGGCCCGCTGGGCGGGACCGAACGACCGGCACCTGACGCGCTGGGATGCGGTCGATGCCTACACGCTCGAAGCGGCACGGTCACTCGTGGATCGATCACGTGTGCGACCGGAGCCGACGCACGTCATTACGAAACACGTCGTGGAGGACACATTCACAGCGAGGAGCGAGCGATGAGTCTGATTCTTCCGAACGGCCTGCGGCGGCAGTCGATTGATGTGGATAGCCGCGAAGTGCAGGCCCTGATCGCGCTGGAGCCGATGCTGCGAAAAATGCGGCTGCACCTCGCGTGTCCGAGATGTCTGGCGGCTGGTATGGGGCAGCAGGCGCTCGTTGGGGGGGATAACGATGCGAGTGATGCGGTATGGAAGGTGAGTTGCCAGTGCACCGACCGGACCTACCACCGGGGACAGGGGCACTGAAATGCGCGGGCTGCGGCGACTGTCTGGCGTGCGAGCAAAAGCCGTCTGGGGTGTGGATTTGTCGCATCTGCCGAGGCCCCGTCGTGCGCGTGCCTCCAGCCCGACCGCGCCCGTAAGGAGCGAATAACATCATGAGCGAGACGATCACAAGTTCAACTGGCAGCACGGCCGACAGCGGCAGCACGGGGACCACTCCGTCTGTCAGCAGTGGGTCGTCGCCGGTTGCGTCCGATAGCCGCCCGGCCTCCTTTCAGGAGGCCTTTCAGGCGGTGGGAGCCTCGGACACTCCCGATCCCGGTGACGTGACGCCCGACCCGTCTGCGCCAGCTCCCGCGACAGTGGAGCCGGTGTCGGCAGCGGCGGAACCGGAGCTCGACGCCCAGAATGGCCCGCCTGCGAAGGGGCCGATTCCGTTCGACCGTCACGAAGCCATTCTTGCGAATGCGCGGGACAAGACGGCGCGCGAGATCGTGTCGCAGGTGCAACAGCGGTATGGCGGCGGCATCCAGCTCCAGAACGCGATGCAGGCCGATCCAGTCGGGACGCTCACCCAACTCATCGACGAGGCGGTGGATCATCCCGAACTGGGTCAGCAGGTCATCAGCGCGCTGGCGCGGAAACTTGGAGCGCGCCGGTCCACCGGCCCGGACCTCAACCCGATTGACACGGAGATCGGGAAGGTCTACACGGCCGAACAGATGGACGCCATCGTGGAGCAGAAATTGGCTCAGCGACTAGCGCCCATCGAACGGGACCGGGAAACAGCCCAGCAGGAGAGAGCCCGGCAGCAGTTCCGCGAGCAGACGGCACAGACCGTCAAGTCGCGGCTGTCGCAGTGGGAATCTCAGCCGGGGTTTTCGGACCACAAGTCCGAGATCGCATCCAAGCAGGCGGAACTCGTGAAGATGGGCGCGGACCCGTGGTCGGCGCTCGGACTCGCGTATGCCGCCGTGGTGCCCGCGAAACTGCAGGCCAAGCAGACCACCCAGTTCGTGCAGGACGCCGTTCGCAAAGCGAACGCGAGCACGAGCAACCCGGCGACGGTCGCCCCGACCATCAAGCCGAGGCCGAAGAGCTTCCGGGAAGCGTTCGATCAAGTGCGCGCCTGACAGCTCAAAGGATGACAGCACATGGCAGCGAATGTTGGCGATCTCGTCGCCCAGGCTTGGCAGGCCAAGGTGGGGACGAAGCCCGAGGACAACATCGGGGACGAGTATTCAGAACTTGACCGCCTGGTCAAGGGGAAGGCGTTCAAGGCGATCACGGGCGGCCGGTCGATCATCGGCAGCATCGAGTATGCCCTGAACTCGACGGTCGCCGCCGTCACGTCGACGCAGACCCTCTCGGTGAACAACGAGGAGCTGTTCGACGAGTTCGAATTCCAGTGGAAGCAGTATGCCGGCACGGTGCCGATGACGACCTTTGAAGAGGCCGTCAACCGTGGCGACAACGCGAAGTTCGACCTTGAGGCGGCCAAGCTGGACAACCTTGAGATGTCGATGAAGTCCACGATCAATTCGGACATCTTCGGCGCGGCCAGTGGCAACGAGATGCTGGGCTACCAGGACCTCGTGCCGGATTCGCCCTCGTCGGGCACCGTGGGCACGATCAACTACGGCACCTACACGTTCTGGCGGTCGCAGCAGACGTCTGGCACGAAGACGACCACGGCCTACGACAACCTCCGGAGCGCCATGCGGACGATCCGCACGGCCTGCGCGCGTGGGCAGGGCGTGAAGTATCCGACCCGCTACGTCACGGGCTCGACCACGTTCAACGGCTATGAGTCGCTGCTCATCGCCAACGAGCGCATCACGAGCAAGGAGAACTCGCAGGCGAACGCCTCGTTCAAGGGCGACGTCTACAAGTTCGGCTCGGCCGACGTGTTCTGGGACAAGGACTGCGCCGACACGCGCATGTACGCCCTGAACAACGACAACCTGATGCTGGCCTACCAGACGGACCGCTGGTTCAAGGGCTACCCCGCGGTGGACCCGGCCAACCAGCTGCTCAAGGTCTTCAAAGTGGAGACCATGCTGCAGCTGATCTCCAACAACCGGCGCCACCTCGGCGTCATCACCTCGATCAGCTAGGAGGCACGAATGCCGAATCTTTCAGGCTATCCGCTCGGTTCGCACGCGAACACGAGCACGGTGGACACGACGCAGCAGGTGCCGATTGGCACGCGCCAGCGCGATGCCTCCGGCAACGAATACGTCTACCTCAAGGGCGTGGCGTCGACCCTCGCCGGGTCGTGGGTGACGTACGACGAGGCGGGCACGACGGCGCTGCTCGCGGCCAACGCGATTGGCCCGGTGGCGGTGGCGGGGGCGGCCACGGTGGCGAATACCTGGGGCTGGTATTGCGTGTACGGCTCCTGTTCGGCGCTGCTGGCGGCCAACTGCGCCGACAACGCGAGGCTCGGTCGTGAGACGGCCGATGGCTACGCGGGCGACGGGCGCGCGGCTGGCGACGAGATTTACGGGGCGATTTCCCGTGGCTCGACGGCTGGCTCGGCGGCGCTTACGTCCGTGCAGATCTACTACCCGTTCGTGGATGACGCGAATGGCGCGTAACAGCTTACGCGGCCTGCGGGCTGCGTGAGGGGCCGGGGGTGGGTGCCTCGCTCCACCCGCCTCCGGTTACTTTCCCGTTCTGACGAGGAGAACAGAGACATCATGGCTCTCAGTAGAGAACAGCGCCGGCAGATGCTGGCCCAAGAAGTACACGGCGTCGAGACCGAAGTGGACGCGATCATGCTCGACGCGCCAGCCCCCGCGCCACCTGAGCCGGTAGCGGTGCCGGCGCAGGCCCCGACGGCTGACATGGCCGCGCTAGTGCAGATGCTGGCCGCGGCCCTGCAGGGTGCGAATCAGTCCACGTCGGACCAGATCGCGCAGGCACTGCGGGATAACCGCAAGCCCATTCCCGAGAACACGGACGCCGAGTATCACGGGCGGTCACACTATCATCCCGCCGGCAAGGACGCGCCGCGTCCGTCGCTGACAGTGGAGACGTGGTGCGGCGCGTGGGACCACGACGAACAGAAAGCGTCCCCGAAGTGGCGCTACGAGGAGGGGATGCTGCGCGACGACGAGATCGAGACGCTAAACGCTCTCCCCGTTGGCGAGCACCGCGTCGAGCGGAACGACGGGCAGGTGGAAACGGTGCGCGTCGTCGACCAGCGGAACGCCGAAGGTCAGGTGTATCGTCGCGTGCTGGCGTATCCGCGGCATCTGTTCCTCAAGGAACATGCGAACCAGATCCCGCATCTGGCGAGCGTGCGGCGACAGGTGCTGGTGGCGTAGATGACGCGCGCCGAACTGCTCTCAGAACTGGCGCGGCGTCTGAATAAGGCGACGACGCTGGACACGGCGACACAGACGCGCCTGATCGGGTTTCTCAACGAGACCCATCGGGAACTGCTGTCGTTGCCTGGGATGCAGCGGCTCCGCGACGATACCCTCACGTTTGCCTCGGTATCTGGGCAGGCCCGGTATGCCTTGCCGTGGGTGCCGAAGGTCAACCGGATTTTCGAGAACACGAACGACCGCGTGTTGGTGCCGATGTCGCTGGCGACCTACCGAGACATCGACCCAGACGCGGCGAACACGTCTGGCACGCCGTCAAATTGGGTGTGGGTCGGGCAGTCCCCCGTGGCCGTGCAGCCGTCGAATGCGTCCTCGCTGTTTGTCAAGAGCAGCGCCGCAGGCGACACGACACAGACGGCGTATCTGGAAGGAGAAATCACGGGCGGCTATCCGCGCGCGGCGTCGGTCACGTTGACCGGCACCACGGCGGTCAACCTGTCGTCGAGTATTTCTGATTGGGTGCGCGTGACGAAGTTCTACCTGTCGGCGACCGGCGTGGGCTACATCACGCTCCACGAAGATTCCGGCGCCGGCACGGAACTGGCGCGTATTCACGTCGGCCAGACGTCGCAGCGGTATCTGCTGTTGAACCTCTGGCCGACGCCATCTGAGGTGCTGACGTATTCCGCGGACGTGGTGTTCGGCATCACGGACCTCGCGCAGAATACCGATGAGCCGCGGTTGCCGCTGGATTTCCACGATCTGCTGGTGGCTGGCGCGATGGTGCGGGAGTACGAGAAAACCGAAGATAACCGGCTCGCGGTGTCCATACAGCGCTACCAGGACCGCAAGCGCGATCTGCTCTACTGGCTGCACGCCACCGGCCTCAACGACGTGAGAATGGTTGAAGCGCAGTCGCGTCTTGGCATTTGGTATCCGGCGGGAAGCTGATGTCGGCACGGCTGCCACCCCTTGAGTTTCGTCGGTGCCTCGGCGCCATTGAAACCGTGTCGCCGTGGGCGGTGCCACTCGACTACGCCGTGAGTGCGGTCAACGTCGATTTGTCGCCAGATATTTTGATGCGTCCGCGCTGTGGGACGACGCCAGTCAGCATGACGAGCGGGCCGACGGACGACGTGTTTCAACTGGCGACGATTCGCACGAGCGGGTCCGATGTGCTGTGGGTGTTTTCGGATTGGATTATCGGCACACCCTCCGCGCATTACAAACCGACCGGAGCGGGGTGGACGTCGGTCACGCTCACGGACACGCCGGCCCCGAGTGGGGGCAATGAGCAGGTGGTAGCCATTGCCCACAACGGGAAAGTGTTCCTTGCCTACAATAGCAGCGTGAACCGACTGCATGTCTGGGACGGCGCGAGCGTCCGGCGTGTTGGCTTAGTGGCCCCAGCTGCGCCCTCGGTGGCGAACCAGGGCGCCGGAACCTATGCCGCGACGGTGCGCTATTACAAAGTGCAATTCGTGCGGTATAGCGCGCCGACCACGATCGCGTCGTCGGAATTGTCGGCGGCGACGACGTTTACGCCGTCCGGCGCCGGGCAGTCGGCTCGCATCACGATGCCCACGAACTCGGACAGCGCTCCCTACTGGCGCGTCTGGGCCTCGTCGGACAACGTGACATTTTACGCCCTCACCGGCCTGATCGATGTGGGTCTCGCCACCACCTACGACGACGGCACGAGCCCGTCCACGTACAACACCCTGACTCCGGTCGCCCCTGAAGCCGGCATGTTCGTGCCCCCGCCATCCGCGCGGTATCTCGCCACCAATGGCGAGCGCATCTTTATGGCGGGTAGCTATGAAGCCTCCGCGTCGTCTGGGCAGACGACGCCGTCCACGCGGCGCATTTGGTTTACCCGCCCCCTGGGGGCGACGGACGAAGGCGACGACGAGGCCATCACGCAAACGGAGCTGTCTCGGTATTGGGTGGACATCGAAAGCGAGGACGGCGCGCCGATTACCGGGCTGCTCTCCACGCTGGATGGGTCGGTATACGCTGCGACGGCCACGAGCCTCTGGCGACTCTCGGACACCGGGTTGACGGATCGGCCGATTGCGCTTGAGCGCGTCGTATCTGGCGTGGGGCCATCCGCGCATTACCTCATGACGTCGGACGACACCGTGAGCGGATCGATGGTCTATTTCGCGTCGTTCGACGGCCCCTATCGGTATAGCCCCTCAACTGGGCTGCAGTATCTCGGCGCGGATTGGGTCATTCGTGATGCGCCGGTCGGCAATGCGTCGGCCCCGCGCCTGGCGTTCTGCCAGTTCGATCCGGAATCACGGCGCATCTACTACGGGCTGAGCGACGACACGTCCTCAGCCTATAGCAAAGTCCGCGTGCTTGATCCATCACTACTACGCAACATGGACGGGGTCTGGCGGGGTGGGTGGACGCTCAATAGCTACGCCTACGCGAGTCGGCTCCGATGCGCGACGATCTTTGAGAACAAGATCCACATTGGCGGGGAAATGCCGAACACGGCCGCGGCGCTCGTATTCGCCCACGACACGGCGGAATCACAGGACGACGGACTGGACTACGTCTGCACCATGATTACGCCAGACGTGGTCATAGGGGACGGCATCAGGAACGTGCGGACGGAGGAAGCGCATGTCTGGAAGCGACGCAACCTCTCGGTGTCGATAGTGCAGACGCGGAACCGTGGCGGCACGGGAAACACGGTGAGCGCCGCGGCCGCATCGGAATCCATTGGCTTTGGCGAGACCGCGTGGCACCGCGTCAAGGTGGAGGGGCTCGTGCAAGCGGATGCCTATTCGCTCTCCTTGGAACTTGGCGTCGTGACGCCTATCATCAACGCGACGACTCGGCACACGGACGGAGTGGACCGCGTGGTTGTCCCGCTGTTTGCGCAGGAGCGAGGATGAGGCTCTCGGCCCCGCTCACGCTCCAGTCGCTGCTGGATGTGTCCGCGTATCTGCGGCGCCTCGTGCAGTCGATTGGCACCTCATGGGACGTGAACCATGAGGCAGACGGCACGCATAAATTCCCGTGGGTAGACATCCCGCGTCTCGCCGAGTATTGCGTCGGGCTCGGCACGTCCGTGTGGACGGTCAACGCAGAGTCCATTACGGTCAGTCGCTACCAGATGATCGGCACGACCATGCGACTCAATCTCGAGGTGAACGATTCCGACGTCGGCACTGGCGATACCTACCTCTCGTATCGGTTGCCTGACAACTACGTCGTGGCGGCGCGGATGCAGGGGCCGTTTCGCGCGGTGAATGCGGGTGTCGTCGAGGTGGGGTGGTGGGTGGCGATCCCCAATGAGCGCGTGGTGCGACTCAAATCCGGGGCGGCGACCTGGACGAGCACGGCCGCGAACGATACCAGCGTGTTCGCGGACGTGACAATTGAAGTGCGGAAGGATTAGGCAATGGCATACGACGACCGCGACCTCGAACAGCAGCTCCAGGAACAGCTCATGACGCAGCCCGAAGGCGGCGCGGCGCCAATGATGGACGGGCCTTCGTCTGGCGGCGGCCTTGACCTGCGCGGGAATACCGGCGTGGCTGGTGGCGTAGACCGTGGCGCGCCACAGGACGCAACGTCCGCTGGCCCCTCCCGCGCGGACGCTGCTCGCAAGGCGCGTGAGTCCGGCTACACCGACATTGAAGGCGCTGGCGGCCTCAAGACTGGCAACTACATGGGCAGCTTGGAGGGCTTCAATACGGGCGGGTGGGGGTCTGGCGAGCGCGGGTCCAATACCCACAAGAATACGTTTGGCAAGATTGCCAGCCGTTACGACCCGACCAAAGCCGGGTCGGTGCGGGCCCTCATGAATGACCCGGATTTTCAGGCGTATTTCCCAGAGGCGAAGCTGGTCTCCCACGCCAACGAGGATCTGATTGACTTTGGCGACGGCAACCCCGTGGACGTGCTGCGCGGTGCGACGGCCGGCGGCGCCGGGCAGGGCTGGCAGTGGGGCGTGGACGCGACGCAAGGCGGGGCCGGTGGCGAGGCCGGCGGCGGCACCGATGCCGTCATGGCTGAACTTGGCAATATCCTTGGCGGCGGGGGCGACGGCGACACGAACCAGTTGCAGCAGATTATTCAGGAACTCATCGCCTCTGGACAGGTGTAGTCATGGCCTACGACCCGATGCAGGAACTTGAGAAACTCGGCGCGCCACCGCAGCAGACGCCGGACCCGGCCGGCACGTTCGGTGGCGATCCTAGGGGGCTGTCCGCGCTCGGCGGGGCGGCGTCGCCTGAGCGGTCGTGGTCGGCCGGGCTCGGTCAGCCGCAGGCCACGCCGTCAAACGATCCCGGGTCGTCGTTTTCGTCGTTTAGCCAGCCCGCCGGCGGGTCGGCCCCGGCGTCATTCGCCGCGCCCGCGGGCGGCGGACAACAGGGGCAGGCGCTGCCCGGCGCCGCTCCGAATGCGACGGACCCCAATGCGGTCTGGGGCGGACTAACCGATCAGTTCCAGAAGAAATTCGGTCGCGCCATGACCGGCGATGAGGCGACGGCGCTGCAGAAGTATGCGGGCTACACGGGCGGCGACATCAACCAGAGCATGATCGACAAGGCCACGCATGGTATCTCGGCCTACTCTGGCGATCTGTCCAATCCCTTTGGCCCCGCCGCGGGGGGCGCGTCTCCGGCCAGCGGCGACCCCGGCGTGAAGACGAACGACCTCGTGCAGGAACAGTTGCAGCAGTTGCTGCAAACGGGCTCGACGCCAGGCATGACGCTCGATCCGAACAACCCGGCGATTACGGCGCAGCGGTCGGCGTTCAATCGCCGCAATGAGCAACAAACGGGCCGAGAGCGCTTGGCGATGGCTGAACGCGCGGCGGCCTCCAACGGACTTGGGTCGGGGGGGTTCAGCGCGGACATTGCCGGCGCTGAGAACGCGCGGGCTGGACGGGCGGCGGACTTTGAGGGGCAGCTGCTTGGGCAGGAACTCTCGAGTCAGCGGGACCGCGTGATGCAGGGGCTCCAGATGGCGAACCAGACCGGCAACGCGGCGATGTCGCGGGCGTTGCAGGAAAAGCTTGGCCTTATCGATGCCGACATCCGGCGCACGGGCCAGAAGGGGCAGTTGGGCCTCGGGATGCTCCAAACACTACTGGGCAACCAGCGAGCGCAGGACGCGCTCGGGTTCAACTACGCGCAACTCGGCGCGAACGCCAACCAGAACTTCCTGAACTCGATTCTCGGGAGCCTCTAACATGCCTGCATGGTTGATTCCGGCGCTGATGGGGGCTGGCACGCTGCTCGGCAAAGCCGGGCAGGGCGCCGCCGCTGAGCGTCAAAACGCCAACAACTTCCGTCTGCAGCAGAATCAACTCGCGCAGTCCGCGCACAACTCGGACATGCAGGCGATGCTGAGCGCGCTCGCGCAGAACGAGCGGGCCAAGCAGGACCGCGCACAGCTGGGTATCACGGCCCCACAGGCGCGCACGCGGCAGGCGCTGCTCGGGTCAATCCTCTCCAATGCGAAGGGGTTCCGCGTGCAGCCGCCCGCGGGGATTCGGATGGGGCAGGTGAGCGGCGGGGCGTTTGACCTCGACGCGCTGCTCTCTGGCGCGCGTGGCGCGGGCCGCACGCTGAACGCGCAGGCGACGAAGGCGCTGGAGACCGGATCCGATGTCCCGGCGTATGAGGACGCGACGGCGCGGCTACGGCCGTCGCCCACGGCCGGCGGCTACCAGAAAGCTGGCGCGCTGGAAGGACTGCTGTCCGGGGGCGGGCTGCTCGGCGCGCTGCTCGGGGCCTACATGAACGCCAAGAAGACTACGCCGGTTGAGATGGACGCCGTATCGAAGGCCGGACTGGGGGTCTAGCCATGCTCAGTGGACTCATCGGGGCGGGCGCGCAGGCCGGGCTGGAAGAGCTACTGACGCGGCAGCTGATGGAAGCGAAAGCCGCCGAGGAACAGCGGCAGGCGAGGGCGCGCGAGGCCGCGCAGGCGAAGGCGCAGGCGTTCGCGGAACGCGAGCACGCTGACCGGACGGCCGTGGAGTCACGTCGCGCCGATCAGGCGGATAGGGATCGGAGGGACCGCGCCAATCGGGCCGGCGTTGCTGACATGATGACGCAGCGTGGCCTCATGGACAAGGCTGATGCCGAGGCGCGTCTTGCGGAAATCATTGCATCTATTCAGAATCCGGCCGAACGGGCGGCTGCACAGGCGTCATCTCGTGGCGTAAGCGGTGCAACGCCAGAGATGTTCATGTCGCAGGCGGAACGTGACGCGGCAGAACAGAAAACGACATCCGCCGAGCAGGCGAAGCTGCGGTTCAGGACAAACGAAAGCATTCGGGAATACAACGCCACGCACCCGTTGACCAAAGACGGAGGCGACACCCCGTCTCTAGCCGACAACTACACGCAGGATCGAGAAGCGCGCGTGCTGAACGCCGTAGACGACCTGATGGGCAAGGTCAGCAACTCGACGGTGGGATTTGCGTCACTCCTCAAGGGCGTGCCAAGGTCTGATGCGCTCGCGTTCAAGACGCAAATGAAGGAACTGCTCGCAAACGTCGCCTTCAATGAGTTGACGGCAATGAAGCAGGCCAGCAAGACAGGCGGCGCGCTTGGCAATGTGTCCAACGTGGAACTCGCCCTATTGGAATCTGCGCTGGGTGGACTGGATCAGGCTATGTCGCCTGAGCAGTTCAAGGCCCAGTTGAACAAGATTCGCGGCAGCATCGTGCGATGGCAGGCAGAACGCGCCAAAACACGCGGGCTGCCGGCGATGCGCCTAGGGGCGTCACATGATACGCCTGCAGCAGCGAGCGGTGCGGTCATTGGCCGCTACGAAAAGGGTCCTGACGGAAAGCTCCGACGAGTGGGAGGCTAAGGATGCCCGTTCGTGTGCAAACACCAGACGGCGTGCTGGAGTTTCCAGACGGCACGACACTGGACGAAATCGACGAAATCTTGGGGGCCGAACCGCCCAAGGACGCACGGACGTGGACCGATACCGCCGTTGACGCCCTGCCTCTGATCGGCGGCATGGCTGGTGGAATAGTCGGGGCTCCGCTTGGTCCACTCGCTATTGGAACGGCCGCGATTGGCGGCGCTGGTGGCGAAGGGTTTCGTCGTGCCATTCAAACTCTGCGCGGGAAGCGTCCCATCGACGACAGCACGTCCGAGACGCTGAAAGGACTTGCCACGGAAGGAAGGGCGCAGGGCGCGGCGCAGGCCGTGGGTTTGGGCGTTGGGGCCTTAGCCAGTAAAACAGGACACGCCCTGTATCGCGGTCTCTTGAAGCCGAAAGACGCCGTGGTCGCCAAGTATGGCGACGTGGTGCCAGGGCTCATCAAGCGAAACCGGCTCATCACGCCAGGTGGCGCCGCAAAATCGAAAGCGGCGATGTTGGCGTCCCGAGACGCGGCTGATGACGTCGTGGCCCGCGCCAGCGGGCGCACGCCGTTTATTCGCTCGTCCGATGTGGCTCAGTTTGACGACGTGAGCAAAACGCTCGCTGAGCGCGCATTGGGGGGGCAGGCCGACGAGACGGGCAAGGTCGTCGAGCGCGTGGCGAGACTACGCCGCACGATGGACTCGGCTAACGATGGGCTTGGCTTGGACGTCGCGGAGGCGAATGTCGTCAAGCGCCAACTCGATAAAGCGGTAGACGCAGCGCAGAGGGCCGTGGATCGAGGATTTTCAGGACAGTTGAGTGCAGATGACATGCTCAACGACGCCACGCGTAAGGCGCTCTCGGCGAAAATTGACGCAATCGCAGGGACCGGCCAGCAAAATGCAACGACTCGAGCACTCGCCGGAGAAACCACCGCGCTGAAACACGCGGTGAAGCGCACAGGCAACAACATGCTGGTCGGCCCACGAGATTTGATGGCCGCTGGCATGGGGATGGGTGGTGGCTACATCACGGGAGACCCGGAAAAGGGTGCTGGGCTTGGTATTCTCGCTCGACTGCTAATGTCCCCGAGGTATGGATCGGCGGCGGCTATCGGACTCGTGAAGGGCGGGAAACTCTCGCCTGACGCACTACGCCTACTGCGAGAGTTGATGGTGTCACACGACGAGGCTCGGTAAATGGAAACAATTTCTCTTCGCGACTGGCTCGACGAGAAGTTTCAGACTGTGAATCAGAAGCTCGACGCCACGATGGGCAAACAGGATCTCACCAATGGCCGCGTGCGGTCGGCGGAAGTCGCTATTGCCGTGCTGATGTGGGCGTATGGGGTGGGTGCCGTCGCCATCGGCTGGATCGTCTACAAGCTGCCATGACGCCGGCCGAGACGATTCGCCACGTCGTGCTCCCAGCCGCGTTTCACCTGTTGCCGGAGGCCATGCGGTCGGTCGATGCCGTCACGCTGCTGATGGCGATTGGCTACCAGGAATCGCGGTTTGAGCACCGCCGGCAGATTCGTGGGCCGGCGCGCGGATTCTGGCAGTTTGAAGTAGGCGGGGTGTCCGGGGTGCTCAGGCACCGGGCGACGAGGCCGTTTGCCTTGCTGGTCTGCGAAGCGCTCGGCTACGAACCGTCCCCGATGATCGTCCACGAGGCGCTCGAGCACAACGACATCCTCGCCGCGTGCTTCGCCCGGCTACTCCTATGGGCCGACCCTCGGCCGATTCCCGCGTCCCCAGAGGCGGCATGGGACGCGTACATTTTCGGTTGGAACCCCGGCAAGCCGCATCCGGACACGTGGGCGGCGTGCTTTGACCGCGCGCAACGGGGCGGCGTGGTGCGGGCCTGACATGCTGAAACTCGCGGTGACGGCGCTAATCCTCTGCGCGATCCTCGCGTGGGCCTTCGCGCGAGACAGCCGGCCCAAAACGCCGATGTGTAGCCCCGAACACCCGGAATATCTTGACCCCCGGTGTAGAATCTATGCGGGGAGGGACTAAATGAACCTGATGTGGATCTTGGGGTTCATGGCGGCATCCGTGCTGCCGGTGGACTACGTGCTGATCGCGCAGCGACCGGATGAAGGCGCGGCCGTGCGGGTGCCGTGGCAGCCGTGGGGGCCGTGCTGCTCGGCCTACTCAGCTTCGACGGTCGGCATCTACCATCCGACGCCGCCGGTCGCCTGGGTGCAGTTTCAGGTGCACGTAACGGCGCGGACGAGTGAGGATGCGGTGCGGCTGCGCGTGACGGACACGGCGACTGGGGCCTCGGCGGTGACGGCCGAGCTGACCCCGCCGATCACGGGCGCGCCTCGGACGGTCGGGGAATGGCTGGACGTCGGCGCGTGGAATGCGCGCGACACCGAACACGTCTACGCGCTCGAGGTGCGCGGGCAGCCGGTCATCTACGGCGCGAAGCTGCGCGTGGGCTATCAGTGGGGGGCACAATGATCCCGAACTGCCAGCACATCGTGGCGACACTCGCCGCACAGTATCCGCAAGAGTGGAAGCAGGCGCATCGGGGCGGCCCGCATACCGAGGCGTTCATTCGCCGTCTGGCATGGGTACTCCATTCCACCATCGACGCCGGCTTCGGTCTCCTGGGGCAGTATGGCGACCGGACCCGCATCGCAGATGACGTCATTATGTATCTCGGGGAGGGGCCGGGCGTCGATGCCGGCACCGGGCGTCCCCAGAGTGGATTCGACGTGATCGCGTCGGCGGGTAGCGACAATGCCTCCCCGGCATGGATCGACATTTCCGGCCCAGGTCCAGCGATCTGGGTTCAGCCTGAGCCGGTGGGCGCGGGACCGGTCCATCCCCCTCCAGTGGACCCGACCCCCCCACCGGCTCAGGATCTCGGCGCGGTGCTGGCGATGGCGCAGAAGATCGCACAGGACCTCGCGGCGTTCACCACGTCGATGCAGGACCGCCTGACCGGGTTGGCGCTTGAGACGAGCGACATCAAGGCGCGACTCTCAGAAGTGGAGCAGCACAGCGTCACGGCAGCGAATGAGGCGTTCAATGCAGCGGTGCGGGCCAGCGAGATCAAGACGCGCCTCGACCAGTCCGGCACCGAAGTGGTCGTTGATTGGCCCATCTACGAGGGGCGCGTGTTCGGGGCCACCGTGCGTCTAGTGCCCAAGCCGTGAAGCGGAAGATGGTGTCCACGATGCGGCTGAAGGCGTGGCCGGTAGTGAGCGAGGCCGTGGAGACAGGGATTGCGTTCGGGATCACGCGCGCTTGCCGGCACACGGAGACGCCGACGCGCGAACAGTTGACAGAGCATCTCCGGCGAGAAGTGCTCAACGCGCTATGCGAAGTCATTGACTTCGGGGAGCCAGAATGATGCGTATTGGATTCCGCTTTGAGCCGGCCGCCTGGCTGGGACTCGCACGCACGCTGATCTACGTCGCGGGCCTGTTTGGCCTGCTCGGCGTGGAGAATTGGACCGAGGAGCAGAAGGCCGCCGCCGTGCTGCTCGTGGAAGCGATCACGGGCGTGATTCAGCGGTCGATGGTGACGCCGAACGCGAGCCTGTGATGTTGGACGACCTGCGTCCCGGAGATGTGCTGCTCTACGGCCCC